AAAAGTCTGTTGGATCAAGACCAGTTTGTTGCTTATGCATCAGACATTATCGAGATTCTGGGAAAGAAAGAGTTGACGAAAACTGTGAAACAGCCTATAATCAAGGCTGCGAAAGAGGAAGTAGTTGATCTAGAGCTTGAATCAATCAAAGAACTAGCTGAAGCTTAATTCTCTGTTACGAGGGAAAGACCGCCGCCCTCGTAACTTTTTCTATGGTGGGGCATTTCTATATTAAGGAAATATTATGTCTTTGCAAAACAGTGTACTTAAAACTTTGTCACATGGCCGTCAATTTACCGCCGGTCAAATGGCAGGTTTGTTTGGTACTACAGAAACCTCTGTGGCCGCTCGTATCTCCGAGTTGCGCGCACAAGGTTATTCCATCTATAGCAATACTGCTAAGAATGGTAAAACTGCATACCGTCTGGGTACGCCCTCACGTCGTATGATTGCCGCCGCTTACGCAGCCGTTGGCAGCTCAGTTTTTAACTGATGTGACTTGAACGGTCTCTCCTAAGGGACGCCGGATATCGTAACCGGCATTAATTTATTATGGAGTCGTTATGCCTTTATTTGTTGTAGATGCTATTCAGATGTTTCGTATCAGATACGTTATCGAATGTAAAGAAGCCGAACATGCCGGTGATACTGTTACCATGAATCAAGCCGAGCAGTTCAGTCAGATGAATCTAGGTGAACGTATTCTAACGACTAAAGAAATTACCTATGAAGAGTTTCGTAGGATGAATAAAGCTATAGAAGAAGACCATGGTGATGGTACCTCTTTTCAAGCCGAAACCGGTTCGCCCTGGATGGGTGAGAAGTTGATTCACGTGGTTAATTATGATAAGGAGACTAAGGAATGAATGTTCTAGCACAAGTACAACGTCAACGCGTTCGATTTAGCCCTGACGATAAGAAGCATATCGATCAATATCGTAACTTTGTAGTTAATCGAAAATGGGATAGTCCAGGTTGCCCATTCGAATTGCAATGGCCATATCTTAGTATTCCTGATATGATTAAAGATAAGATCATTAATCATTACTTAAAAATCTAATTTTGTATAAATAATCCATAATATTCAATCGGAGTTAGTATGGAACAAAAGAAAACATCATTAATTGAAGCGGCTTCAGAATTCTTATCACGTGATACGTCTTCTAAAGTAAGTCAAACTCTTAATGAAGAAGAGAATGATGAGGTTACCAAACGAGTCAATGCCAAGCACCCTGACGTAGGCCACATAGTATCAGAAGGTCCCCATCACATCTATGCTGCAGAGAAGGACAGAGGTATTAAATATGTTCATCATAATTCTTCTACCGGTAAGACCACAAGTCTAGGTGTCCATGGGCGCAACGCCACTGAAAGTAACTATTCGGATATGAGATCAAAAATGGAAGATCATGGTATTAAAATATCTGATAAAACTGATAAGAGATTAGTCGACTTTCACGATAGTACTATTTAAAGTTTTTTTACTTTATCAAGCCCCAGTTCTGCTGGGGTTTTTTATTAGATAAATATAATAAACTTTAAGGATCTATAATGACTGTAGGTGCAGGTGGAGTAGCATACGAGAATAAAGTATTGAGTGCTTTAAAACCACAGATTAAATTACTGCCGAATATTGAAATTAAGCAAGGTACCTCTACGGCTGCGTTTGCTGCAAATGAGCCTGACTTGCAGTTAGTAATTTTCGGTACACCAGTTAATATTGAAATTAAACAAGACTCCAAAGCTCAAATGGGTGGGGGGTCTTTTAACTTTGATCTTAAAACTGGTAAATTTTTTAAATCAGCCAAAACAGAAATGGATGCTGATGTTGAAAAAACTATTTTAAAGTTATTAAATGCTAAAAAGAAAAACGTGGTAGACGTTTTAAATTTTGCTAAGAAAAACGATTTACCGGGGTTAAGTAAAGACGTAAAAGGGTTACCTCTTAGAGCATCCAAGGATACCTGGGAGGCAATTACTAAAGCCCGGCTACTGGTACCGCTTAATACTATTATAGAAACAGATATTGACTTCTTATACGATCATTATGAACATAAAAATTGTTTCTATATTCAAATGGGAAATGCCGGGCTATTTTACCTTAAACGTAATCCTTTGAACTTACCAGTCCCACAATTAAGTTCAAAGTTTAATGTTGAACTTAGACTAGGTAGATCAGGTTCATCATATGTTGCAGCTGTTAAAACTAATGTAGCGTCGGGTAGTATTAGAGCTCAAGGCCGGTTAAATGGTAAGGTAAGTTCCCCTTACTCATTAGATAAAACAAATGACTTTACTAAACTCTTTGGTGCATTATCTAAAAAAGATTTGCAAAAATATAAATGATGCAATTTAACTTATATCTTACTGAAGCTTCAGAAGAAAAACTAACGCATTTAGAGCATGCAGAAGACCATGTCATTAATGATGGTATGGAAGGCTTTGCCCATGCCTATCATAATTTAGAAGACGTTAAAGACCAAGTTAACGGTAAGAAGAATAAGACTAAGATTGCAACTAAGTACGATGGTTCACCTTCTATTGTATTCGGGCATCACCCTGAGACAGGTGCTTTCTTTGTTGCATCTAAATCGGTGTTTAATAAAGATCCTAAGTTAAACTATACACCAGAAGATATCGAAAAGAATCACGGGCATGCCCCTGGTCTAGTTCAGAAGTTAAAACAAGCATTAGAACATCTACCTAAAGTAACACCTAAGACAGGAGTCTATCAAGGTGATGTGATGCATTCGGGTATCAAGTCAAAAGATAACCCGCACGGTGATGTTGTAAATGAAGGTGGTAAGTATCACTTTAAACCTAATACCTTAACGTACTCTACAACTCATAGTTCGGCAGAAGGTAAGAAGGTTGCAAGTTCTAAGTTTGGAGTTGCCGTACATACTGCCTACGAAGGTAATACATTAGCAGGAATGAAAGCACAATACGGTGCCGATCTTTCTCACTTCCCTAAGCATCCAGATGTCCATGTTATAAGTACTGTAGACGATGTTCATAAGGCCGATCTGAATACAAACCAGTCACATACGTATGAACATCATATGACCCAGGCAAAACAAGCCTTTAACAGTACCGATAAAAAGCACTACGGTGCTATAGAGGGTCATCAAGAACATTTGAAAACTTACATTAATAAGACCGTAAGAGATGGTACCAAGCCATCGGTTCAAGGTTATTCTGAACACTTAAGAGATCGGCATCTTAAAGATATTGCTAAGGTAAAGACAGCAAAGGCTGTTGGTACTAAGACCGATAAGATGCAAGAAGATCTAGCCCATGTAAATAAACATTCTGATAAGTTTCAGAAGATCTTAGATATGCATCATCACCTACAGGCTGCTAAAGATCAATTGGTTCATTCGTTGTCTGCTAAACCTAAGTTTGAACATTCGATACCTGAACCAGGTTCAACTAAGATCACCGGTGGTAAGCCGGCTAAACCTGAAGGCTTTGTCGTTATCAGAAATAACAGACCGACTAAGTTTGTGGATAGAGCAGAGTTTAGTAGAGCAAATTTCGCTGCTAGACCAAGGTAATTCTCAACCGCCCACATATGGATTATACAGGCAAGGCAACTAAAAATCAATGAAAAGTATTAAAGAAAAGCAGATTTTGGTAAAGTGGGCTAAAGCTATGAACGAGCCCGTTGACCCTGCTTTGGTTGAAGAGGTAGAGCGCTATACTGCGTTACAAGAGAGTGTAGCAGCATCGGTTAAGACTAATATCTTTTCTGATCTAGCTGATGCCGCAAAGAATGAACCACCAAATGTTCGAGCCCAGATTATTGCATTTCCAGTCCCCCCGTCTTTGGATGAATTAGAGCAATTACTAAGAGAGACAACTGATGAGTTGGTTCAAGCACAGACACCCCAAGAACTGACCCTTACCGAAGAAGCACCCGCACCCAGTACCCCCGTTACCGAAACCTTAATTGATAGAGCGGTAACTCACATTGCTAAGGAGGTTAAGAGTGAAGAGACATCTTATCAACAACCAGATGCTGATTCTTCTGGGCGCTCGGTCAATGATATTCGTAAAAAGTTAAAGTTCTTAGAAGACTGGATTTCAAAGATATCGTTAACTGGTCCCGGAGGTGGGGCCGGGGATGTAATTAACTTAGATCACCCAGTGAAATTAATCACAGGTGACTATACAATTACAAGAAGAGATTACTACATTGGAGTTAATGCGGCAGCCGCAGTTAACATTACTTTAGTAGATGCTGTGGGTCATCCAGGTAGATTGATAGTGATTAAAGATGAGTCTGGTAACTGCTCAAACAACCCTATTACGGTTAATGGAACAGTAGATAATGATCCCGGAGGCTTTATTCTTCAAATGGATAATGGGGGCATACAAATGATATACCGAGACGGTTGGAGAATAATTTAATGACATATTTGTTCAGTGGCAATTCCACTATTTCTAATGAAGTAGAAGTTAAAAATGATACGGGTAATGCTCTACCGGTTGTAGGTAATGTTTGGTTGAATAACAATACTTCAAGAGTAACAATATTAAATCCATTACCAGTTACGCTGGGTAGCTCTAATATTACTATTATTGGTAATACAAATATTATTGATACTGTTACAGTTGCAAGTACCCCTGAAAATCCTGTACATGTACACGTAACAGAAATCGGTTCATCTGGCAACATACTTACCTCGTTCATGCCAGTTGGAGGAAATGTTTATTTAAACAATAATTCATCAACAGTAACTGTCTCAAATCCACTACCAGTATCAGCTACTATTGCTAACATAATTACTGTAATTGCAGAAGAGGCGGCAGGTAATTTATTTGCTATTAATAATCATGCAATTAATACAAACCGTGGTTGGACAATGGATGAAACCATGCGACCGGTCATAAGTTTCAGGGTATCCAATACTAGACCTATAACTGAACTTACCGAAATTTTAGAATACGAGATCGGTAATAATAACGCAAATCAAAGTACAATAGTATATGAATGGTATGAGGGGGAAATTGCAATCTCCGGCGCAGCTATCCCAGCATGGACCTCTGTAGGCAATAGAACTGAATATAGAATTTATCAAGACAAAAACAGTTCCAATCAGGGTAATACCTTTACACCAAATGGTGCATATATGAGACACTCGGGTATTATTATTGGAAAAAACTCAGATGCAGATGAAGGTCCTGCAACATTGTATGGTGGTACAACACCAAACATGTTAACTCTTTGTATGAGAAGAGTGGATAATACTACAAAGCTTGATGTTTGGTTTGCATTTAATTTTAAAGAATTAACCTAATGAAAACATTTAAAGACATTAGAGAGAACTTTCAAGACGGCCGTAACCCCCAGGATAAGGGTGATATGGCAAGACATGGTCTCAAAGGTAAATCTATTACTCAATTAAAGAAGGTTAGATCTTCTGATTCAGCATCACCTAGAGAAAAGCAATTGGCCCATTGGAGAATCAATATGTCACTAGGTAAAAAGAAAGATAAATAAACGGCTAACTAATTAAATACCATGGACTTTATAGACTACCTAACAGAAGCACCGGAAAAACACGGCGTACTTGCGTATGGCCGTATGAATCCACCCACTACTGGGCATGAGCAGGTTATTAATAAAGTACACGAAGTTGCTAAAGAACACAATGCTGTTCATAAGGTAGTTCTATCTCATTCTCAAGATAAGTCTAAGAATCCGTTGCCGGCTGATGTTAAAGTAAAGCATGCCCAGCATGCATTTCCAGGTACTAATATTGAAGCGGCTTCTAAAGAGCACCCTACTATTCTTCATCATGCAGCTGCAATGGCCAGCCAAGGTGTTAAGCATCTACACGTTGTTGCTGGTTCAGACAGGGTAGAAGAGTACCATAAGTTACTGCATAAGTATAATGGCGTAAAGAGTGCACACGGTAGCTATAATTTTAAATCTATCAAAGTACATTCCTCGGGGGAAAGAGACCCTGATGCAGAAGGTACTTCAGGTGTCTCAGGTACTAAGATGCGAGAGCATGCTGCTGCAGGCAGAAAGAAGAAATTCCATGCCGCGTTACCTTCTAAGATGAAGCTAGAACATAAAGAAGCATTGTACCACGATGTAAGACAGCACATGGGTATTCAAGAGGCTGTAGCACCTGGTTCACAAGGTGAAGTAAAGATTTCTAAATACGAATGGGGTACCCCAGAAGGAACTAAAGAGATGAAGCGTATTACCCCTGGGGAAAGTAAAGTTAAGACAGAAGCTAAAGAAGCCGATTACGGCGAGAAGTTTCAGTCAATGATGAAGAGAGTTAAAGTAAGCGCTCAGTCAGGTCCTAAAAAGACAGTTTTTATCCCATCAAAATATGGTACAGGTGGCTCTTACAAGGTTGTACCAGATAACAAAGTTAAAGAGTCCGTAGAGGTAGAACCTATGCAATTAGAAGCAACAAGATTACCATTTCTGTTAATGACTGCCAATCAAAAGCGTGCATTATTCGAAGACGTAAATCAAGATCAATTAGAGTTCGATGGCATTCAAACTAAAAACTTGGATATGTGTCCCAGTGCTTATAAAGAATTTAAGAAGCTAATTGAAACTGCTAGAGCTGGCGAACGCATTGGTGAGCCTACCGGTCATCAAACATCTTCAAAAGCTGTTCAAGATGTTGCAGCAGGTATTGCCTCCAAGCCTTCTACCCTCCGTAATATGCAGTTTAGACAATACACAGGGTTATAATGTTAATAGATGAATTAAAAAAAGTGCATGCGGATGCATTTACTTTTTACCTAAAGGCGCACTTCTATCATTGGAATGTTGAAGGTCCAAACTTTTCTCAGTACCATGACTTTCTTCTGAATCTCTATCAAGAGGTTTTTGCCTCGATTGATACTCTTGCAGAATTAATTAGAACTTTAGATTCTTATGCACCTGGTACACTTACAAGATTAAAAGAGTTAACATCTATTGAAGAGACAGATGATGTACCAGATGCAAAAACTATGATGACCAGATTACTTCAAGAAAATAATATTTTAAGAGCATCATTACTAACTGCTTATACAACTGCAGATACAACAGGTGAAGTAGGCATTGCTAATTTTTTACAAGATAGAATTCAGGCTCACGAAAAACATTCATGGATGTTAAGGTCAATACTAAAATGATAAACGATTTAAATATACAGCACGAACTATTAAAAACAGCATTAGAATCTACTGATGCCTATTTAGGTATCGAAAAGCAGGCGGTAGCCGCCAACAAAGCTACCCCAATGATGATACATGACTTTACGTATCACATGTCGCGTACTCATGATGCATTACAGTCACTAGGTGTTCTAAATATTCACCAAGAGTATATGACCAGTCATGTAGAAACAATGAGTAAACTTTTTGGTGATGATGATGCTAATTTAGCAGACTTACCTTATGCACATCTACCTGCTGCAGACTTTAGTGGTATGGATGAGTCTAAAAAGTTTTATGCTGATGCTAAGAAAAGAGCAAAAGCCGACACCCCACAAGAAAAGTTATCTTCTGCCTGGAAGACAAAAGCAAAAGCCCGAGCAGCTGCAGCCGGTAGAGAGTATCCAAATTTAGTAGATAATGTCTGGGCTGCACGTAAACAAGAATCTGTAGTTGCTTCATTTGCAAACTTTATTGCAGAAAAAAAAGAACAATTTAGCGAAGATGATATCAACGAAATGGTTGATGGTCTTAAGTGGGAAGATATTGTCGATCTCTATTCAGAAGAAGAACTAATTGAAGAAGAAACTGAACAATTAGATGAAAAGATTTCTGCACAATCTAGACTTAAAAGACGTCAATCTTTTGCGCGTGGTAAAGGTAAAAGAACTACTGCCAAGAGCATTAAGTTAAGAAGAGCATCAACACCTGAAACACTTCAGAAAAGAGCTCAATTGGCTGCTCGCCGTGCAATCTATCAACGTTTCCTTAGAGGTAGAGATAAGTCTGCTCTTTCTGCATCTGAAAAAGATCGTATTGAGCAACAGGTTAAAGGTATGAAAAACATTCAATCTAGTATTGCTACTAGAATGGTACCTAAGATGCGCTCTATTGAACAAAAACGTCTTGCACATTATAGAGGCGGTAGCAAAAAGTGAAAAAATTAATCCTTATTTCTGTTTTTTTATTATCTGGTTGTTCAACAGTAGATAAGGTTAAGGAGATGTGGCCAAAGCCGCATGACCCGGTCATGGTAGGTGCATATATTGACTTGGAGAGACAGTTAGAAGCTGTAAGTTGTAAGTCAAAAGAAAGTATTGAACCAGCGGCGTTTAAAGCTGACTGGCTAAATAGATATGCCGAGTTTAGAAATGAACCTCAAAGAGTCTCTACAAAAGCAATTTTAGAGAATTTAGAGAAAGCTAAAAAAGCACCCGAACTAGTCTGCGATAGATGGGTAACGTTAAGCAAGACTAGAATGAAAATTATCAAAGAGTCATGGAGTGGACGATGAGTGATGCAATTGTACAATATGTAAATGAGCAATCCATTCGTGGAGATCTTGCTCGCGAATTATTAGGTATTATGAGCGATTATGAATCTGGTACTATTAGTGCAGAAGATAAATCGGAACTACTTCATGAAGTAATGGCCTCCTATCAAGCATCTGATCTTGCAAGAGATGAGGTGATGTGGAGATGGGCAATATCAGCGGCAACACTGGTGGCTAGTCTATGAAGACATTTAAAGAGATTACCGCACCTAGAAACTATGCTGATGGATCACTGATATCAGCCAAGTTACCACCTGCGTATGAAAAAGCGAAAGGTGATAGAAATTGTGCAAATTGCGGCGCCTATGTACCAGGTACAAAGTATTGTAAAGTTTGGGATGCAAAAGTACGCCCGGAATATTATTGCAAAAAATGGGTTGCAATAGAAAAATAACTTTAAGAACTTAATGGTACTAGAGAATTTAAGAAATTGGTTCAGTAAGACTCACCCTGAAGGTAATTGGGTGAGAATGGATACCAAGGGTAATATAAAAGGTGACTGTGCAAGAGAGCCCGGAGAGGGAAAGCCCAAGTGTCTTCCGCTATCCAAGGCCCGTTCTATGTCGAAGGATGATAGGGCTGCTGCAGTAAGAAGAAAGAGAAGAGAAGACCCGGTTGCAGATCGGGCTGGCAAAGGAGGAGCACCAGTAATGGTAAAATCAGAATCATTAAATACTTTTTCTAATTTAAGAGAAGGTCTGTTGGTAGAGAAAAATGAACCTACTAACCCCGAACTCTGGTCTAGAGCTAAGTCTTTGGCCAGACAAAAATTCGATGTCTATCCTTCAGCCTACGCCAATGGGTTTGCAGCAAAGTGGTACAAAAAACGTGGTGGTAGTTGGAGAATAAAAGAAGAACTATTACCAGAAGAACTATTTGATCTTATAGAAGATGTAATAGAAGATATTGCAAAAGATAATAACGTTGACTCTGAATTGATCTGGGAAGATCTTGAATCAATACCAGATGAAGAGTTAGTTGAAGTTGCAGCCTGGCAGCGTAAAGAAGGTAAGAACCCAGAAGGTGGTCTGAATGCTAAAGGTATTGCTGCCTACCGTAGAGAGAACCCAGGCTCTAAATTACAAATGGCTGTAACAACCAAACCATCTAAGTTAAAACCAGGTAGTAAAGCGGCTAATAGAAGAAAGTCTTTTTGTGCTCGCATGGGTGGTATGAAGAAAAGACTTACATCTGCAAAGACTGCAAGAGACCCAGATTCTAGGATTAATAAAGCTCTTAGAAAATGGAACTGCTAATTAACTTATAAGTATACGAAACTAAAGGAAACAAAATGGACATGAAATCTATTTCACAAAAATTACAAGATGACATTCGCGCAGTGATGGAGGCCAATCTCCACCCCAATCAACAAAAGATTGATGTGCATGAGCCAGAGAAGGATGAGATTACCGCTCACGACTTTAAAAAACTTCGTGCAATGAAGAAGACTAAAGACGGTAAAGTTCACAATTGTGCTACGCACGTTGAGCATGCTGTTCTGGGTAAGGGTACAACAGTATCTGAGCAGCACGCTACACCAGATGCGAACGGTGATATTGAATGGTATACAGTTGAATTTGAAACCGGTACTCACCAGATTGCAACTAAAGAGTTGACGATCACTATGTCAGAGGCTCATATGCATGAGTCAGAACAAGTGGATGAAGAAGAAAAGAAGAAGCCTGTTAGTCCTTTTGACTATAAAAATTATAAGAGTCAAATACCTACAAAACCAGGTGAGACAGCTGGCTTTGATTCTAAGAAAATCTCTACAGGTACAGTCTATACTAGAAAGCCAGTTAAAGAGGCAATGTCTCATCAAGCTAAGACCACAATGAAGCATATTCCTAATCCTTCACCTGCACTTAAAAAAGCAGCTAAAGATATTAAACCAGGTATTGCAGGCATTCGCGATCGCTTTGACATGCTCGATGCTGGTGGTGTTAAAAGAGAAGAAGTTGAAATTGATGAAGCATATCAAACAGCCAAGAGTGAATTCGTAGCTCGTCAGGGAAGACTGACAGCTGCAGCTGCTGAAACTGAAAAAGATCCAGTGCGCCTGAAAAGAATGTCTAGCATACCAGGCTATAGTGCTGCAATGGATTTAGCCAAAAAGACAACTCAGGGCGCAAAGCATACTAAAGAAGAAGTTGAGCAAGAAGAATACACATTTGCTGATTACTTAGATGCAGTACGCACACAATACGGTGATGAAGATGCAGTTTTAATTGCTAACGAAGCATTTAAAAACAAAGATATTACATTGTTTAGCGACCAATCACAAAGTCCTGAAGCCTAAATATATTACGGGCGCCACCTATACGGTGGCATGGAA